CTGTCGGGCCGATTGAAAACGGATGGTTCGCCGTTCTGATTCAGTTCGAGCGGGAAGAACCTCTTAATTTGTGCATAAGCGAAGACTTGTATGTAGACGAAATCGAGAATTGAAACTATGTATCACTTGTATAAAAAAGACCCCTGGGGGAATGATATTCCATTCATGGTGGCAACGGAGCCGTTTGCCAATCAGTTGCTCGGCGATATGAGACATGTCATCACGCGGATTGTTGATGTTCCGCGAAACGCACAGGCACTAATCAAGATGTAAACTACCGCGCAGCTAAAGACTGCGCAGCTTGTAAGTGAGAATTATGCAAATGTACAATAGTCCCTACATTCGGTCGGCTTACATGCGGCCTGCCCGACAAGAACCTGATGCCGCCATCAACAGGCAGCGGGTTCGAGACGGGGCGGTTGCTCTTTCGAGCGATGTTGACAGCCGCATTCCAGTCAGCATCAAGCACAAGGCCGTCGGCGCAGTGGTAGCGACATCCCTTGCGGATGCCGTCGCGCTGACCTGTGCGGCTGTCGGTCTGACTGGTGTATGCTGGCTCAACCGTTTCAACGCGCCTTCCGGCGAGTTGTGCCTTGTAAGTCAACAGTTCACGGAACATGCGGATGGGTACTTGATGGAAAGCGTTGTTGTGCTTCTTGCGCTTTGCGCCGTCGGAGCCATCCTTCTTCTTGCGGCGCGAGGTTTTCTGCTTTATATGCTTCAGTTCCTCCATCACGAGAACCGGAGCGTCGGTAGAGTTGAGCAAGGTCTTGACGGCACGGTAGCACATATCCTTGCACATGCGGTGCTCCTTCCGCGCCTTCTTCTTCAGTCGGCGCTTCGCGGATTTTGTGCCTTTACTCTGAAGCTGGCGTTTGAGGTATCGCACCTGGCGACGCTTGCGAAGATAGTCCTTGTCGCGGAACGCCGTGCCGTCGCTGGTCACAAAGAGGCGGCGCATACCGAGGTCGATGCCGACGGCTTCCTCCCCTTCCTGCTTCACGACAGGAATGTCAAAGGGTATGGAGAGCCAGAGCTGACCGCCGCGCACGAAGATGAGCGGGTCGCAGGGCGTGTAGTTGTCGAAGAGTTCAGCCAGCTTGGGATAGAGGGAGAACGTGAGGCGGTCGCGCTTGCCCTTCGTGGCTCCCGTCACGTCGATGCCGTCCTTGCCAAAGCGAGCATAAAGCCGCTTATCAAGACGCATGGAGAGGTTCTGTTTCTCGGAGGTCTTGGCCTTCCACTCCTTGCCGTTGCTCCTGACGGAACGCAGCGCACCGCACACATCCTTATAAACCTTGATGACCATCTGCGAGGAAAGCATCTTGTATTCGCTCCGCAGCCAGTCATAGCAGGCACAATGGATGGCTTTTGTGTTCAAAGGCACGCCGTTCTCCTTGACGAACTTGACACAGGCATCATACGCCCTGGCAGCCTCGCCGAGCAGACGCAGCCAGTAGTCCGTCACCTCCTTCGGGGCGACGAGCCGGACGTTGTACGTCAGTGTTGGTTTGCTTTCAGTCTTGCGCATGATGTCTGTGCTATACCTTTATATATATCAGTCCCAAGAATGTTGCCTCATTGTCTCGTCATCCATAAGGCAAAGGTCAAGGTCGCTGGCCTCGGGGTAGTCAATATCCCCTTCCTCCAGTTCCATCTGGCAAAGTTCGGACTGTGCAAGGTCAACCATGTCGGTCTTGATGATGTCATCGCCACGCTTCACGTAGATCACGGGCTTGTTGCGGTAATCCGGCGAAAGTGTCTGACCAAGCAACCACGTCATGGCGGTTGTGGTGAAGTCACGCTTCAGGCGGATGAACTCCACCTCCGGCATCATCTGCGCCAGTTCCTTGCGCACGGTGTCAATGTGCTTGAAGTCGAAATAGACAACTTGGGCCTGCACATGGCCGCCCTTGTTCTCCACATCAAGACCGTAGAGGTACTTGCCGAAGTAGTCCTTCAGCATCTGCTTGTAGTCGCGTCCCAGCGACTGAGGGGTTTTAATTCTTTTCATAACAAATTCGTTTTAGCAAAGATGGGGCAGCACTGCGCGTTGCTATGGCTGAATTTGCAAAGCCACCGGAGCCTTTCGGCTGACCGACGCGGTTACTGCCCCAATGGGTTTAATTCACTGGCAGATACAAAAATAGCCACCTATCTTGGCGGCATCAATGTACCGCAAATTCATTTTAGCACTGCAAAGTACGGAAGAAATTCCCACACTCGCAAATATTCTTTTAGAAAATTACACAGGAAGTGTTATAGAACATAATTTTAAGATATGCAAACATTGTTAAACATTAAAAAGGAGGCGCCATTCCTCCACGCGGCTAAAGACCGCGTGGCTTCCTGGCGCAAAGATTTGTGACTGGGATGGAAGAACATGAAGAGAAAACGCCGCGAAAGGTGACAGACATTGATGCGCTGGCGGAAAACATATCGTCTGCGGTGGCCGCTTTTGCAGAGCGATGGGCGCCAATGCCCGGTTTCTCGCAGAATGTGGAAGTAATGGACCAGCGGCAACTGCGTGACGCGATGGGACTGCGGGCGACTATTGACGGAGGCGACCCTTGGCCGAAGGCAGAAAAACTGCTACTGGCGAATGGCTTTCGCTGGCACTGGCTTGGGGCGATGCGCGTGATGTATCTTCAAGAGAAAGACGAATGGGTTCCGGATACCGGATGGGAGGATGCGGAGGAAATAACGGCGCAAGCCGACTTAAAATAACTACCAATTTATAGATTTATGAAAAAAATTCTTTTCGGCATGGTGGCATTGGTGATGCTGGCCATGATGGCAGGGACGCAGAGTTCCTGCACGCGATGTAACAAGGGTGCGCAAGAGGCACGCAAAGCAGAATCGGAAACGACAATGTATCACGACTACAATGGTGTGGCGCAGGACTTTACGGTGGGTGTGAGTCATATCCAAGCCCTGCACCATCAGACAGTGTACTCGACACTTGGCGTACAAAAGTTTGAGTGGCGAAACTCAAAGGTGATATTCAACAACGAAATTACCCTTGAGAAAATCGACAGTCTGAAAATTACAGACGTGAACGATGTGTTCTACTATTGGAATAATGGGCCGTGGGTTCAATACGTCAACTCTAATGCGGAAAATGGGACACAGATACCCCGGCCAATTCAGGACGTATGGATTGAAGATGCAGACTTGAACAGCGCTTCTATAGAACTCAGTGCAGAGGATGTTTTGTGGAGAATAAAAGAATGGAACGGACTTCTTCCGAAGGGAAGCAAGAGCATGTCGTTACGACTTCCTGTAGGCCCCTGCAAATGTAATCCTCAATGGGTACTCGGAAATACGGTTGATGTGATTTTCGTCGACGCGGTGACGGGTGAGATTAGCAACTGGAATCCGGCTTTCAATCCACAGAAAGGCGTGAAGGGTGGTGACTTTGGGAAGCCGCTTGGAGAGTGGCCATGATTGCTTCACGAATTGAAAAGTAAAGAGTGAGAAATAAAAGTTCCCAATATGGCAAGAGACTGGAAAGGAGGCACTGCTTCCACTTTCAAGACCATCGGGGCGAGTAACCACTGCGGCCATGAACGGGCCGACAAAGATTATTACGCCACGGAACCCGCGGCGACGGACTGGCTCACGAAGATTGAACAATTCCGTGGGCCGATATTGGAACCGTCGTGCGGGGAAGGCCATATCTCCAAGCGGTTGATGGCGGCAGGGTACACGGTGGTGAGCCGTGACCTTGCCGACCGTGGATTTGGGGAGGTGGCAGACTTCCTCGCGCCGGAGAACACAGCATGGTATGGCGACATCGTGACCAATCCGCCATACGCCTTTGCACAGGAGTTTGTAGAGAAGGCATTAGATATTATTCCGGAGGGGAGAAAGGTGGCGATGTTCCTCAAACTGACGTTTCTTGAAGGGAAGAAGAGAGCGTCTTTGTTTGACGCTTACCCACCCCGTAGAGTGTGGATTAGTCATGCGCGACTGAAATGCGCCATGAACGGCGACTTTGAGAACACGGGTGGCTCGGCCACGGCGTATGCCTGGTTTGTGTGGGAGAAGGGATGGAGGGGAGCGCCGGAAATACAATGGTTTAACTGATTATTTTACACATGGTTAGGATTAGCAAAAATTTCACACTTGAAGAGCTTTGCGCCTCGAGTACGGCAAAAGCAAAAGGAATCAAGAATGAGCCAAACACAGAACAAGTGGCAAACTTGTGTGCGTTGGTTCATAACGTACTGCAGCCGCTACGTGACAAGTTTGGCGGAAGCATCAAGATCGGAAGCGGCTTTCGCTCTCCGGCACTCAACAAGGCCGTGGGCGGAGTGGCAAATTCACAGCATTTGCTCGGACAAGCGGCCGACCTGTGCATTGACGGCGACATGGCGAAAGGTCGCAAATGGATTGAGATTATACTCGGGCTGGGCAATTTCGACCAACTGATTTTAGAGCATAACGCGAAAGGTAGCTATTGGATTCATGTAAGCTATCGCAGCGACGGAAATAACAGGAAGCAGTATATTCCCAGTCTGGCAAAAAGATAACTTCTAAAAATCAGAATCATGGAAACAGAATTGTCAATACCGCCCGCTTTGACTTCTGGTGCATTAACGCACTTCGAGTGTGGTGTTCCGATTGTCGATTTGAACATAGAAAGACGGCATAAGGAACGTCTCGCGCGTGTTGACCATGTCTATTGGCAGTGGGTCAAGAACCCGTTTCTCGACGTATTTCCCATGTTCAAGCAGCTCTGTCAAGGCAAGTATGCCGATAAGTTCAGCACGTGGCGGGCGGCCCAGAAGGACAAGTTTCTGTTTGATTTTGTTGTCGAGCATGTAGCGACAGGAAGTAGGCGGATGGACGAGGCAAAGGTGCGCAAGGCAGCCGAGCAAGCCATCAGGATAGGCATGGAAACAGACAATGTGAATGCCCTCACAAGAGGCGGCAAGTTACTGTATGACGTCGCAGGACTGGACAAGCCGGAGAGCGAGCAGGCTGACATAAACAGGTTCATGTTCTTGCCGCCAGTAATAACCACGTCTGCCAGGGAAGTTGATCCGACGAAAGAGGACACGACTGACCAGCAGGCGCAGGAGATTATGAAAGAATACGGCGCATACGTCGATGACAAGCGCAAGGCCGTAGAAGAGCGCGTCGAGATTATGATGACAGCGAGGGAGAGTGATGAGCAGGATAGGCAATAATCCCTGCACAAGCAGCGACCTTCTGGAGGCAAGAATGCTGCCAAGTATAGAGGAGCAGCATCGCGAGGAGGGTGGCGAGGTGGATTTGCTTGGCGACGGACAGCATAAGATATATATGCACCGCGGCCAGCTTGACGTTTACAACTTCGGCTCAAAGCATACGAAGATGCGATGTGCGCGAGGTTTCGGCAAGACCATCTACCTCGCCATCTACAACATGAAGTGCGTGCTGGGCTTGCGGCGCATGATAGGACTATTTCTCGGCGCAAGTGCCAAGCAGCTTTACACGCGCACCATGCCAAACATGCTGAAGGGGTTTAATCTTATGGGGTTCCAAGAGGGTGTCTTCTACTTCATGGGCCAGGCTCCGTCGCGTCTCAGATGGGAATATCCACTGGCAAAACCAAGGGTATGGGAGAGCTGCATCCACATGCAGAACGGGGCTGTGCTGCAAGCCGCCTCAATGGCAGTGAAAGGCAGCTGCAACGGCATCAATGCCGCATGGCTATGCGGTGACGAGACGAAGTATCTCCCGTGGAGCCGGGTAAAGGAAGAAGCCTACCCGACACTGCGCGGCGACTTTATGCCGCCTTCCGCACGCAAGACGGAAAAGAAACGATGGGGATACGGCACGGACCCGAAAATCAACAACTACTATTGTTCTACCTGTTTCTGTAGCGATGCCGGACTGACACAACAGCAATGTCAGTGGGAGAAGGAGGAGCAGTATGAGACGAAGGAAACCAACGAGCAGATAGCTCGCATGATAGCGCAGCTTCGCTATCTTGAGCGGACAAACCCGAAACTCGCCGTGCAGCTTGCACAGAACGATAATTATCTCCGCAAACTCCATTTACTCAGGTCCCAATCCGAGAGTTTCTGGAATTTCTCGTCGCTGGAGAATATGGCGATTTTGGGCGGGGAGGCGTGGTTGCGGCAGATGAAGCGCGAGCTGCCCGACCTTATGTTTCGTATTCAGATATTAGGACAAAAACGGGGTGCGGCCAAGGATGGTTTCTACTGCAACTTCTCGGAACTGAACACATACGTCAGTACGGAGATAACGGATTTGGTGTATGATAAGTACAGCATCCGCCGCAAAGGAAAGGCGCTTGACGTACAGAACTGGCCTACGCAATACGAAACGGAATCGCTTGACTTCGAGCAGCTGCAGCATGATGGCGAGGATTGCAGTCTCGACCTCGACTTGGATTACTCAGAGCCGATTCGCATCGCCATAGATGCCAATGCCAATATCAACTGCATGGTGGTAGGACAGACGCGCATTCACCACGGGAAGCCTTCATTGCTGATTATGAAGGAATTTTTTGTACAGAATGAAGTCCGTTTGCGCGGACTGTCGAAATTGTTCGCACAATACTACAGGCCCTTTCTGCGCCGTGGTTGCAAGGAAGTTATTTTTTATGTATCCAGCAGTATAAAGCAGGGTGGGGCAACGGCGTATGCTGTGGAAAACTCGGAAGAAAGCCGTTTCGACAAGGTGGTGGAGCGCGAGCTGACGCAGTATGGATTCAAAGTCACGATTGGGGAATTTACCTCTTGGCGGCACGAGCGCAAGTACCAGTACGTTAACGACTGCCTTTCCTCTCAGGCATCGCCGTCCATCTTGATTAACCGCGAGGCGGGTCGCTGTGAATATCTGTTGACAGCCATCGAGAATACGGGAATTGTACCCGGCACATTCAGAAAAGACAAGAGTACGGAAAAATTGAGAAACACAGACCCGGACAGTCTGGGTGGCGATGCCCGCACGAGGCCGACGATAACCGACGCTATGGACGACCTTGTTATTGGAATTAAGGAATGCGCCGAGACGCGCAATAAAATCGGAGGAGCGCTCAGGGGGAGGTATCAGAGTTTGGCGGTGGCTACCTGACGAATCGGAAAGGCTAATGGTTCTCAGGCTCGTCTGTCATATCTTGCATTTGATTTGCCTGCATCATTCTGACCGTGACTTCCGCAAGACAATGCTGCCATCGCCGTTTCAGCTCGCCGTCTTCACGTTCGACGACATCCAGGCGTTTGTACAGTTCCACTTCCATTTGTGCGATGGAATTTTTTCCGAATATAGGAATGTCCTTTTCCCTCAGTTCCTGCTCACAGAAGGCAACATAACGTGTGGCACGCCTTTTTGCATCCGCATGTGCCTGACGGACTCTGTTGGCAAGTTTCAGGTAGTATGCGGAACTCCGCGGAGTTTGATTGCTCGTGGCGTCTTGATTGTTCCGATTTCCCCGGCTGTCTAAGCCGGCCATCATTTCGAGAATAGCCTGTGCTGCCAGTTCTGCTTCGTCCGGTTCCGGCGTAATGGAGCACCCTTGTACAAGCCGCCGGGGCGGCTCGCTATCGGCCTTATGGCAAAAAAGGAGATTCTTCAGCTTTTTTATCATTTGTTTTTTCGCAAAATTACGTCCTTTTTATCTTACGGTCAAGGGCAATAATTGCCCTTGACATTTTACGCGCGACAAATTATATTGCCCATAGTTTTCAAAATATACATACTATGGCTTATCCGATAGACCTGGTTATTCCGATGGTATTCCCGCAGGATGATATTTGGCAGGCGGACTATGCCTCCGCTCACGGGATGAGCGCCGTCAAGGCGAGTGGGAACGTCCGTTTCCGCTCGTGGGGCAACGAGCGCCTGTTGATACTGCTGTGTCGGAAGAACATGCCGTGGCTGCGTAAGATTCATATTCTGCTTGCCGGAGAGAGCCAGGTGCAGCAGTGGATGAAGGAAATGAAGAGTGCTGAGTCGGCGGCGGACAATGGTGGGAAAGAATCGCTCCCCTCACTGAACATCGTCTTTCACCGCGATTTTATACACCACAGCCTGCTGCCGTGTTTTAATGTGAATACCATCGAGATGCACTTGCACAAGATACCCGACTTGGCAGAACACTTCATATACAGCAATGATGATTTCTTCCCGCTCAGTCCGCTGAATCCGGAGGACTTCTTCAGACTTGCCAATGGAGATTCCTGTGCGGAACGTGCCTTGCCCTGCCAGCAGTGCAAAGTAAGACCGTATCCTGATAAACCGAACATCTTCCATAAGTTTGTCAAGAACGGCCTTGACATGATTGCCGCTGACTTCGGGAAGCGTTTTACGGACACATGGCTTCGCACGGGACATTCCATGCAGCCCATGTTGCGCAGCACTGTCGAGTCTGTCTGCACCGTCCATGCGGACAGAATCGGAAAGAGCTTCACACTATCCAGAAGCCCTGAAAATTTCAATCAGTACATCTTCCCGTTCTGGCAACATCTGAGCGGACAATACATAGACCACATGCCGCGTCATACATATCTCGGCCTGAAGGCGGCGACGGAAGATATTGTCAGGCACCTTCGGACTGAAGACCCCGGTATTGTGTGCATCAATGACAACGGAGGCATACAAGACTGGGAGGAGCGGGCAAGGATTGTAAAACAAGAACTTACACGCAGAACGTAAACAAACAAAATCGCAAATACCCATGAGAGAAAATTTTTTATTCATCGGCGGTGCCGGTTTTATCGGCTCACACATGGTCAGACAGTTGGTGGGCAGGGGAGGAGTAGGTATCACGGTTTTAGAGCCTGAAGGCGCGGATGTGTCACGGCTTCCCGACTGTCATATCCGTCTGGTGCAGGGAGCACTGCAGGACATCGGACTTATTGACGGTATCATCTACTCCGACCATATCACACATGTAGTACACCTTGTTTCCACGATGACACCCGGAAGCGACTACAACGACTACCTGAAAGAACTTGCCTTCGTCGTACGTCCCACCATCCGGCTTATCGAACTGTGTTGCCGGAGAAATGTAAAATTGGTCTTTGTTAGCAGCTGTGCCGTGTATGGAACCAGCACAGATGGTCTTGCATTTCGTGAAGACAGTCCTCTCGCGCCAATTTCGTACTACGGAATTGCAAAATTGTTGATTGAATCCAACATTCGTTTCAGCCGCCGCACGAATGGACTCAATTATCTCATACTGCGACTGTCAAACCCATACGGCCACGGTCAGAAGACAGACAAGAAACAGGGGCTTATAGCAGTTTGCATGGAGAGGATGCGGACCGGCCAGTCTCTGACAGTGTGGGGCGACGGCAGTGCGGTTCGTGACTACATGTTTATAGACGACATGTCGGATGCTGCAGTATCTGTCATATTTGGTGCTGAGAACAGAGCTGTCAATATCGGAAGCGGCGAGGGGCTTACGGTAAACGACGTGCTTGGGTATGTGGCAGACATTACTGGAAGCAAGCTCAAAACCTGGCATGCACCAGGACGCAAATGCGACGCAAGTTATGTGGTACTTGATACCACTGTTATGAGACAGTTTTACAGAAAGCCACTGACGCCAATGAGAAAGGGTATCAGGAGAATTACATCGACAACATGAAAGACGTTCTTATAATCCACCATAACACACCGGAGCTGACGGCTGCTTGTATCCGCTCGCTCTGGAAGAATACGCCGGACGCCCGGGTGACATTGTTTGACAATAGCGACAGAAAGCCGTTTGATGCAAATAAAATCAAAATTGACAATGCGCAGACAGGGTGCGGTGCCATGCTTTGCATTACAGACAATACGCACGGACAAGTGGTTGATTGGAAGACTTGGCTCGGGCAGTTCTCAAACAAAATACCATGCGGCAACGACTATGGAAGTGCAAAGCACTGCTATAGCGTGGATGTTTGCATGGACCGTTTCCCTGATGGTTTTGTCCTGATGGATTCTGACGTACTTGTCAAGCGCGACATCACGCCGCTATGGAACAATCGCTACGCATGGATAGGAAGTTCACATAGTAACGTCCTTCGGAAATTCGGCTTCAATGTGTGGCGTGTCAAGCCGTTCATCTGTTACATCAACACACCAATGCTGACAAAGCATGGAATCCGCTACTTCGATCCGAACCGCATGTGGGGACTCCACAACGACGGCTACGATACCGGCGCCGTTCTGTATGCCGACTGCAAGAAAGCCGGACTTCCCAGCCTCGAAGTGAATATCGGTGAGTATATCGTACACTTGCGTCATGCGTCATGGTGCGAAAAGCCCGCGGACGAATGGCTTGAAAAATACCGGAATTTATGGAAGTGAATACTATGAGATACACCGTTCTTTCGTACGTATTCGGAGGCTACGACATCGTGCATGAAGTTGTCGAGCGAGACCCGAATGCCGACTATATCATGGTGACAGACGATCGGGATCTGCGCAGTAACACATGGCGCATCGTTTATGACCCGATGCCGGACATATCAGTCATGGAGAAGTGCTACTTTGTGCGGTTTAATCCGTTCCGTTATGCGGCGAATACGGAGCTTTGCATCCGCCTGGATGCCTCTATAGCCATACTCAGGCCTCTTGGCGTTTTTGCCGACAAGATGCAAGACGGCGATTACGATCGCTGTCTTATGATACATCCGTGGCGCAACACAATGCCTCCCGAATACGCCAAATGGGTGCAAAGGCGCAGGTATTCGCAGAAGCAGGCAGACTGCTGCATGGCCCTTATGCGTCACATGGGCTATAACATGAATTACCGCGGGCTATATCAAGGATGTTTCGAGATATTACGCAATAACCGTGTCAATGCGGACATCAACGCCATGACATTTGCCCTGCTGCGCCGTTCTTCGCTTGACGGAACCATTGACCGCATCGACCAGACGATGTCGTCGTTTGTGATGAACCATCTTTACAGCGACAGGCTTCGGGTTCTGCCCGTCTCGCAACAAATCGTGATTGGAGGAAGTTACATGCAATGGTGTCACCATAACTCCCAACAGCCAAAGAGTTGGAGTATAGGGCTGGAGCCATACCTTTTCAACAAGCCGGTGAAGGTATGGACGCCGGAGTGAAAAACAAACCCATAAAGAAAAAACAACATGACACGAAAAGATACCCTTTATTACATCAGACCGAGCCTGATTGACATTGTCCCCAATGCCAACAATTCCCCCAATGACCTTGCGGTCTATATACAGCGCGGAACGAAAATAAAAGTATATTGTCCTGCAAGCGGAATACATTGCGGAGAGGATAACCAGTACCAGGAATGGACGCTGACAGGAAGAAACCGAAGACTGAACGGGGGAAGCGGAAAGTATGCCATATATGCGCGTATCACAAAACCTGCTGAGGAGAGTGGCGTAAATTCATATAGCGCATATCTTATCTTCTCTCCCTATGTTCTGCACGAAGGCGAGTGGCTGGAAAGCCACTCGCATATCACTTCCAATGGACTGAGCGATGCGTACCACATGGGCGGCAAGAATGTCGAGACAAACCCTTCCTACTGGTATGTCAAGTTAGGCGAAGTGTCGGAGGTGTCTGGCGGAAAGCGCACTGTTACATTGGACACGGGTATCTTGGGTACGGACCAGTACAATATTGAGTTCGACATAACACCCGATTCGCTTCCATTCCGAGTTGAAATAGAAGCGCAGGTAAGCGGACAGGACGGCGGTACAGTTCCGTATGTTCCGTGGGGAAGAACGATAAGGCTTATTCCGAATCTCGTCAGGGGGTGGAACGAAAATGCCAGCGAAAGTGTTGGCGGCTGGTCTGTCAGCAGGAATACCGGCAATCAGGAGGCGGATGCAGAATGGAACGCCTCGCATCGTATTGTCAATGACTATATTGACCTTGTACACATTCTCGGTTCTGACGACTTTGACGGCGCGGTGAGCGCGATGTTCACGCTCACCGCTTATGGCCGTACGACATCGGACAATTCGGATGACAGCACAGAAGAGGACGTGCTCGCATTTGCCACTATTACCATTCTCGCCGAAGCCCAGGAACGCTACGAACTCGTACTGTCGTCCAATATCGTCCGGCACACACCCAATGGCAATATCTTCTCACCTGAGAGGATTGACGTCAATATACGCGGGATACGGCAGGACAACACAGCCCATCTTCTTACACGGCAAGAGATAAACGCAGTCGGTCTCAGCCTGTTCCGCATTGCAGACCCGACGGACGCGTCTGTTGGCTATGATAGCAGTGACGGGGGCGACAGCAGTGACGGGGACTATTCCGACTCCGACGGGAGCGACGAATACGTTCCGTCCGACTATTACGACGAGGTGCCTGTCGGATTTACGGCAGACGGAACGGCACGCATCATTGCAAGCACTGTTTTTACCAGTCATCAAGACGTTCAGCTTACACTCAGGACGTCCATAGGTGGCGTCGTAATCGACACGGCCAGCATCGTGCATATCGCAGAGGGCGACGTGTGGACAATAGACAGCGACGGGTACTGGTGCAAGAACGGGAGGAGATACCGCGACCCCGTCACGTACCAGTACATCTTGGCTGAGGGTCAGAACGGAACCGGCGTCAGGCTCAGCGGGAGTGTGGACGTGCTTTTCGAGGCAGACAAGACGGCGGGGCAGACTTCCCTGGAGGGGCTGGCCGGGATGAGTATTGGCGACTGTTATGTAGTAAGTCAGAACAGGCACCTCTACTTCTATGACGGCACGACGGCATCTGTGCAGCCCGATACGGCAAATGACATTCTCGGCAATCCATACGGATGGCGCGACCTGGGAGAGTTCATGGGACAACCAGGAAAGACGGCCTATGTCCATATTGCTTACGCGGAAAGCATCACCTACGACAGCGGCGGAACCGTGAGTGAAGTGATCGGATTCAGTATCGACAAGCAGCACAACCGCGACTACGACTGGATAGGTTTGCGCACAGACAACGAGAAAGACGACCCGGGGAGCGACCTTAACCCGCAAGACTCGGACTATAGAAACAAGGCGCTTGCGGCAGCACGGCAATATGCCTGGAATTACATTCGCGGGCCGAAGGCCGATTCTCCCTGGACCGCAGATCTCGACAACGAAATGGACAGTGTGGCGTGCGATGCGGACGGACATCCCATCCAAATAGGAGGCAACAGTCAGACTGTTAGCGCCGCGGTGACACTATACCACGGGGAAACACCCGTTTTACCGCAGGACATTAATTATTCCGTCCTGCGCAACGGGAGCGAGATAGGGAATGACGATGGTGTAGCCTGCGTATGGGATAACGGGGTTCTGACAATTACCTATGGCACAAACGCAACCATCAACGGCAAGGACGAATTTGACATTACGCTTCAATGTACGGAAGGCGACAGTACGATAGTGCGCACTGTAAAACTCACAGTCAATGCGGTGAAGGGCGGTGTCATATACCGGCTTGTTCCGAACGCACGCAGTGTTGTAAGACACGGCGGTTCTTCCTATACACCCACATCCGTATCATGCAGTTACAGCAAGTTCGACATCCAGCGTGGGGAATACGTGCCTGTCATTCAGGACGAATGCGCAATCTCGTATATGACGGATGACAGTCAGACGGAGAATGCGCTTACCGGTGCCGTCGCACCAGGGAGCCAATTCTCCGACCGTGTTACCTTCCTGCTTAAAAAGAACGGCCAGATAATAGACCGCGAGACGGTGCCCATCGTGAGCGACGGTCAGCCGGGCCGTGCGGGAAACGACGGGCAGGATATGCGCGAAAACCTGATAGACAACAGCGAGCCTCCGTTTGCGGTTAGCGTGGCATCTTCCGTAGCGAACAGCAACGGGCGCCGCTACTTTACCACCGATAAGGTGCTGCGCAATGACCTCATGCCACAAAACGGAACTAAAATGTCGGGGCGCATGCGCATTGTCTTCGACGGTTGTTCCTTTGGTGAAAACGCCGTTGCCGCACTCTACATAGCGGCGACAAATATCAGCGGACGAGAAACATCATGGACGAGTGTTGCAGAACTAAGGGACATTGCAAGCAACGGCAGTTATGACGTGACGCGTGAAGGGTTTGAATTGGACTATGGGACCGGAGGAGTGGAATTTACGAAATTTGTATGGTTGTATCTCGACGGATTCGGCTCTGAGGGTACCGTGAGGGTGGAACGCGTGAAGCTTGAGGTAGGCGAAAAGTGTTCTGCATACTGCTTGTCGGAACATGACAAGATAGGCCCTGCTGGAGCAAATGGCTCAACCCCCATACAGCTTTTCAAATGGTTCGGCAAGTCGGACGTCATTGATACGCCTAAAGTATCAGCTGCGCAGTGGAATGCTGGCACCATCGGAGGCGGCTGGAGCAAGACGGCGCCAAACCGCCAGAGCGGAAAAGGCCTGTACATGTCGCAGAATACACTCTATGGCGACGGAACAATCGGAACATGGAGCACACCCGTTTGCATCAGCGGCGATGACGGAGAACCAGGCACTGACGCAAAGGAACGCGAATGGATATACATAGGAAAGAGCGAGCCTACCGTTTTTAGCGAAAACGAACTGCCTGCCAACATTAGAATAGACTCCAGCGGAACACCTCGCGATGAAGGTTATATCGCCACGCAAGACGATTTTATCCCGAAAGACTGGAGTGACAATGCCATTGCCACTGACGGTATAAGCAACAAGTTTGTCTATGCGGCATGGCGTGCATGGAATACTGATACGAAGACATGGGGGGCATTCAGTGCGCCTATTCTGTGGAGCAACTGGGGAGTTCAGGGTATCGACGGCGATGGCGTGCAGTATATCTACAAGCTGTTTTCCAACGAATTGTCGCCAGAAGAACGGAACACAGAGAAGCCTTCAAACAAAGAGTTCAACACCACAACAAACGAGTGGATGCCTTACGGCGGCGGCGTGAATGCCGGATGGTCCGACGAACCGCTTGCTCCCACAAACTCACAACCGTACTGCTACTGCTCTGTCATCAAGAAAATCAATAACGCCTGGGGGGAGTTCGGACCGCTCGCACTTTGGAGCAAATGGGCAAAAGACGGCGACACGTGGACGATTGGGGCAGACGGATACTGGTACAAGAACGGCGTAAAGACCGAATATAAGGCTGAGGGCGATAACGGCACGGGCATCGACCTGAAAGGCACGGTTGACGTGGTGTTTACCGGCGACAAGTCCACGGGTCAGACATCGCTCGAAGAACTGGATGAAGCAAGCGTCGGCGACTGCTATATGGTGCAGGAAAACGGCTGGCTCTACTTTTACGACGGGACTTCCGCCAAGGTTGCAAACGACGGCGATACATTGCCGAAAAGTCCGGCAAAGTGGACTCCTGTCGGGCGGATAAAGGGCGAACCCGGCGAGTCCAACTATGTCCACATAGCATACGCAGACGGCGTTACACTGAATGGCAGCGGAATCGTTACGGCAATCACAGGTTTCTCTGTTGACAAGCAGGCTGGACACGACTACGCATGGATGGGTATCTGCACAACCAGTTCGGATGCCGACCCTGGGCGGGACCTCGGGACGAATCCCAGTCAGCATGACCTGCTCGCCGCTGCAAACCAATATGCCTGGAATTACGTCCGTGGCGCAAACGGAGAGAATGCCATCAGGCTTGCCTTGGACAACGAGCACGAGGACTTCCTTTACAACGATGCTGGCACACTGATAGCGCCAAACGGGGGAGCCACATCGCAGGCAAGACTTTACGACGGTGCAACGCCTGTGCCGGCTGCGAATGTCAACTGGAGCATCAGCGAAAGGACAGGCGTGCCTGCAGCAAACAAAACCGGCACGCCAATCATTAGCAGCAGCGGCATGTTGAGCATTCCTTCCGTAACAGGTGCGACGGCAAAAGTGACCGTCAAGGCGGAGTACCCTAAGAACAGCGGGAGGTTTTACTACGCCGCATTCACGGCCAACAGGACTTCACAGGACAAGTACGACCTTATTGTCGAGCCGAGCAGTATCGCGTACAATACCGCGTCGTACACCCAGAAGCGCATCAGGATATACGCAAACGTCACGACACTGGCAGGAGCGACGACCCGAGCAAACATAAGCAGCACGGGCTCGCTCAGGTTATTCGCCGCATACGGAGGGGATGCTCATCTGGTGGACAAGACAGAAGGCGGGAAGCAGTATCTCGACGTCACGCCTGCCATTGCCGCTTCCAACGACGGCATATATTTCGAGCTGCGGAAATACAGCGGAAGCGAATATGTCGTCGTGGATTACGAAACGGTGGAGATTGCCAAGGTGGAGAACGGAACATCGCCGACTATAGAAATCAGAGATGGCGAATGGTACATCAACGGCCAAGGGACGGGTGTTGTTGCGGAAGGCAAGAACGGCACAGGCATCGACCTGAAGGGAACCGTGCCTACCATGAGCGACCTGGCGAACATCCAAAACCCGAAGGTTGGCGACTGCTATATGACGGAAGACAATGGCATCCTGTATATCTACGACGGCATGTCACCGGCTACAGGGGAGCCGAAGCCAAGTCCTGCATACTGGACATGGCTTGGTGCCATCAAAGGCGAAATGGGCGATTCGAGTTATATACACATTGCCTATGCGAACAGCATAACATTCGGCAGCGAGGGGGAGGTATCAGGTTACAGCGGATTCACGACTGTCAAGCCGGCCGGCACAAACTATCCGTGGATGGGACTTTGCGCCAACCATAGCACGGAAGACCCTGGTAATAATTGGGGGAGTCTTTCGGAGGACGGTAAATGGGAAGCCGTAAGGTCTTACCAGTGGAACTACGTCAAGGGAGCGGCTGGAGAGAACGCGCTCCGTCTCGACCTCGACAACGAAATGGACAGCATACCCTGTGACAGTACCGGAAAAGTATTGTCGCAGGTTGAGCTTGTCACGCATGCACGCATTTACGACGGAAGCAGCCCCGTGACGAATATCTCTTCCAGCCAAAACCTATCCGTCGGAAAGATAGGAGATGTATCTGCCAAGCCGTCTATGTCGTCTGGCGTCGGAACGATCAAATGGACGATACCTGCCGGTACGACACTTCAGTCCGACAGATACACCGCGCAGATAACATGGGTCTACAACGGCGTAACATATTATGGTGTTTTTACAGCCATTGCCATAAAGAGCGGTGCGCCGGGCGTGTCTCCGGACGTAGTGCAGTTGAAGCCGTCTCGTACGGCCGTCAACTTCGGCAAAAACGAACAGACAAGCGCAACCGTGAAAACACTGACGTGCGGCTATGTAAAGGTGTCGAATGGCGAAACCGCACAATCTGACAACGCGGAAAGCGTGGAGGCAAACGGAATAAGCTATCGCATCTACTACAGATTCGGCTCTTCCGGGGACTGGTCCGGCTACTCATCGGCACTATCCATCCCCGGCGACACGGCATACACTTCCGTGGAGTTCGTTCTCTGCACCAGCACAGGCGGCACGGTGCAATCGCCGTCCGGTGTTATCGACCGCGAGACCGTGCCCATCGTGAAGGACGGCAAGGACGGCTCTGGCGTCCTCGGGCAATACAGCGCCGACGGCACAAGCTGGCACGACGGCTACCAGAACGGCGACAAGTACATGCGAATCTCCGAGGACGGAGGCATCACATGGAGTGATGCTGTCAAGATTGTTGGCGAGAACGGGGGAGAGACCGACTACTCGTTCAATATAAGCTCGGACAAGACAACTTCCAGCGTCACAACATCGCCTGTCCATCTCTGGTATTCAGAATGGCAGGACGCCCCCGTCCAGCCCACTTCCAGTTACCCGTACCTCTGGGCGAAAGTGCAGAAGAAGCATGGTGACGGGAGCAACGACGGCGATGCAACCTATATCCGATTGACAGGAGAGAAGGGCGATGCAGGCGACAGTATAACCAAAGTGAGCGAGACACGTCGTTACGCAGTAACAGAGTCCAATGGCAGCCAGCCTACAGTTACTGGCAATCCATATCAAGAAGCGCAACTGAACCGCTGGTATGGTTCGAGAGAAAAAGTAACTCCTCTTTGGACCGAAAACCGCCTTCTTTGGACAGAAACCGCTATCACATGGAGCGACGGCAGCACGACTACGCTCTACAGCGCAGAACGGAACCCCAACGACGGACAGCCGGGACAGGCAATCGTCGTGGACGGAACAAGCGTCGCTTATTGCCTGTCAGAAAACAACACACAGCCGGACAACGACGACTTCGGCTCATATCCGGCTAACCTGACAAAAGGCTGGTACCTGTGGTACAAAGTGACGACATACTATAGAAAGGCTAATAGCGTTTCTGGAGCTCACGATGCAGGTTCGACTGTAACATACAGCGTAAGCTATATTGCACAGGACGGTGATGTGGTCGGAGCACGAGGCATTACCAGCGTGACAGAACACTACAAAGCGAGCAGCAAAGGCAATAACGAGGCAACTCCCTCCTCCAGCGGAACAGACTGGGAGACTACTCCGATGCCGTCCGATTGGGGGCCAAGCAAACCGTACCTGTGGAACTATGAGAAGATAGTGTACTCCAATGATGACGTGACAAGAACGCCTGCGGGCATCGTGGCCATCTGGACGGAGAACGGAAAAGGCATCGATTCGATTACCAACTTCTACAAAAAGTCGAGCAGCGCAAGCGGTGTGGGGTATCCGCTGAATGACCCGGACGGATTAGAAACCGCTCATAGCGGCGGTTCTGAAACAGGATGGAGCACAGCGGTTCAGGTGCCCGATGCAAGCGAGCCGTACCTGTGGAACTACGAGCGCGTGACATGGATTGAGCCGGACGGAACAAACTCATACACCTACACAACACCGCATGTTATCGGGCACTTCGGCAAGGACGGCACATCACCCTGGCTTGCCGACCTTGACAACGAGATGGACAGCGTTGCGTGCGACGTGGACGGGCATCCCGTCTTGAAAGCCGGGAATAATCAGACTGTATCTACCAATGTGAAGCTCTATCACGGAAGCGCGGCGGAGAGCTTCACTATTAATTCCGTCAAACGCAATAGTAGTTCAAGTGCAGGAACCGACGTGACTGTGAAGATTGACGGAACTGCGGCCATGTCCACCAATACGTCAAGTCCGTCACATGCTATATCCGTCACCTACGGCACGAGGGCAACCATCAACGGAAAGGATGACTTCGAGATAACCCTGAGCTACGGCAGCGGTTCGGGTGCTGACACCCGCGTTCTGCACTTCACCGTCAACGGCGTACGGCCGGGGAGCAACGGGCAACCCGCCGTGACGTACAACCTGCTGCCAAGCCCGACACAGGTGAGGGTGGCTCGGACGGAAGGCGGGGGATACAGCCCCGCCACAGTTGCACTGGCATGCGGCTATCGGAAGAGTGTGGGAGATACGATTTTGTCCATAGCGGACGCAAAGGATATTCCCTTGACTGGCGGCGGCGAATCATCATACAGCCAAAAAATAATTGACGAAACGTACAACATCTACTTTCGTAAGCGATCACGCAGCAACGGAGCATGGGGTAATTTCTATCATTACCACTACTATAAGAACTCCCAGAATGCAGATGCCACACATTCCATCAACGAAGTGGATACGGCAACTTACGATGCCGTAGAGTTTATCATCTCGACGAACACCGGAAGAAGCCTGTCCGAAAATCAGCTCACAGGTGTCATCGACCGCGAGACCGTGCCGCTCGTGGCAGACGGCATGGACGGAACGGGCGGACAGCCTGGCAAGGACACCAGCTATATCACTGTTCGCGGCGGATGCTATGACGGGACAACCTCTGTTCCTGGAGGCGTCACCATCTATAATGGCGACACGCACACTACAACCAGCATCACAGCAGATGACATTGATGCAGACCCCGACAGCAACAGGAAACGTGGCGTGGCATTGGTTCTTATTGACAGGACAACACTGGCCGTGTATAAGATTGAGGACATAACGTCGGTGTTCTACGATACAGGGAGCAACATGGGCAGATTGGCCGATCTGGTAAATAGCGTAAACGGCGATGTCAGTTCGGACTACTTTGTCTGTCTCTTCAGCCAGCACAATACTTATCTGGCATCGAACAGAAATATCGCCAATGTGGCTGATATGATAGAGTCCGTCGGAGGTGTTACCTATGAGCTCGAACAGTGCGAAGGCTATTATCCTTTCGCCTTCATCGGACATAAGGGTCTGCCTAAAGGGTTCGCTGCGCAGAAGCTTGGCACATATCAGCAGCAGACGCCCGTGGAGGTTACAGCGTTTGTTGCCGACGGAAACCTGCTCACCGCCAAGAATGGCGAAGACGGAGAGAATACGCGCCCCAATCTACTCGACGGCACCGGCTTTATACGGAACATGGACGCATGGAGCACACAAGAAGGGGGTGCCGTAGAAGGCGGCATGTACGGACAGAAGGCCTGGCATTACGACAACAGCGACAACGCCGCAAACACGAAAAACCTCCTCGAACAAACGGTATGGCCGGAACCGCAACGCATCAGACCAGGCGCGTGGCACACACTTTCCTTCTGGACTTTCGGCACAGGTTCGCTGATTGCTTACATATACCCAAGTGCGGTTAATACCGCTGCCGACTTCTATGTGGATGGCAAGAAGAAATCAACGACGCCGAGCGACGGAATGGCGGAGGTGGAACTGATGGCGGCATGGACGCGCCATACCGTCACATTCTTCGCCAACAGCACACTGGAAACGTCGGCGGTCGCTGAAAAAGTCCTGTTCCGCGCCGCGAAGAGTTCCGACGTCTATATCTCCTGCCCAAAGCTCGAAGAAGGGATGTCGGCTTCGGAATGGTGCCTGTCCGAAGCGGACAAGCGAGGCGATGACGGCGCCACGCTCCAACTGCTGACGGCGCCCGACGCCGCACTCTTTGAGGTCGATTACACAGGTGCGGCACCGCTGGCCCAGCGCATCCCCGTCGATATACAGCTGCTGGCGGATGGCGTGCCGTGTACACTGTCGGAGATAGCCTTTGCCAAGACCGGCGCAAGCGGCGTAAGTGTCGTAAACAGCGCAAGAGGTACGAGTGCTGTGTCCAGCCCGATCACCGGAATAAATGCCGCGTCCAAGACGCTCTATCTGTATGTCGCGCAGAATGCAGCGGAGAGCAACATCAAGGGTTCCATCCTGTTCACGGCAACAGGTACGGCAAACGGCAAGACCTACACCGCCAAGGGTGCCGTGTCTGTCGCCACGAGCAAGACAGGCTCCCCCGGCAAGACCGGCCCGATGCTCTACCCCGCGGGCGAGTGGGACGCTTCAACGCAGTACACCATCCAGAACGACTGTGTTCCGTACGTGCTCTTCGGGGATAACTTCTACTACCTGCTGCAAGACGCAAGCGGCAGCACACAGAGGCCCGACAATGGCGAGTACTGGGCACAGATGCCGCAGACCAATGTAGTGTTTACGCGGTTCCTGATAGCCAACTACGGAAACATAGCTGCTGCCATCTTCTGCGGCGACTGGATGTACAGCCAGTACGGAACGCTGCACGCCAAGAGTGGCGGAACGGAAACCGTCTATATTGTCGATGAGACGTACGCACCCGACGCTACTGTCCGGCACTGGAAGTTCGACACGCCATATCCTGCATCCGGCAATGAACGGAAAGTGCCCTTTGCGTGGTTTGACGCATCCGACCCGATGGCAGAAGGTTCCTATACCGGCGCTCGCTTTGCACCAAACTGGGCTGTTGACATGAAGACCGGCAACCAAATCGGTGCCGGAGGCGGGTTCCGTCTCGGAGCGGACGGCATGAGGCTGTACCCTAAGTCGGGAAACAGCATGGCGCCGCTGCGTCTCTATTCGGCTGACGGCACGCGAAGCATGGTGTTCGAGTCGACAACTGTGTCGGGCACTGGCTACGAGTGGTACGGATTTGCGGCCACGGAGACCGTCGGAGCGAATAGCGGTGACGTTGTCTCGCTTGGCGTCCGCTCGTACAGCGACCGCAGAGTTGGACGGCTGGTCGTCTCGAATGTCAAGTCGGAGGACGCGACGGTTGACTACATGGCCGCCGTCGAACCCGACAAAATTAGCTTCATCAATGGTAACAGCAATCCGTCCGGCACTCCGCAGCTCAGAATGGGTGTTGACGGAAACGGCAACGGCTACGCCGAGAACCCCTTCCGACAATCGGCTGCCGACGGTCCTGGCAGTGTACTTCAAGCCAAAGGGCACTTCACCGCCACAGGCGCAGCGATAGGCTGGGGGTACGTAGGGGTGCCGGCAATAACATCACAATCTAACGCAGCAGAACTGCCGATTAAAAAAGCCACTAAATTCCTCCTATATCCTTCGGACACCGGTCAATCTAATTGCTACGTTAACCTTCCTACGCTTCGCAAAGTGTGCGAGGCATTCAACATTCCATTCGAGGAAGGCAACCTTATTTCCGGGAAAAGAGGATTCGCCAACGGATTTGCCATCGAACTCACCTTCAGAGTTCAGCAGAGGATTGTGTTGGTGGGACATAGTGACGATAACGATGATTATGCCGGTGATTTCAGGCCGGAAATCCATGTTAACGATTGGGGTAAGCTGAGTACGCTGAGATTTGCATCGGAAAAACCATGTGTAGTAAAAATGATGCTGGAGTACGACGGCGGCGAATACTATAATGCCTCGAATAGCACGAACCCCCAAAAATATAAAATATGGCTGGTTTCCACGTCCACCCCGCTGGTGCTGTCGGGTAACGAACTTGTCACACCTCATTCGTCCGCCGCTCCTTCAGGCACTGAGTCCGGTGGCGAAACAGAAGTTCCGGGGGCATCCGACAGCTCGGGAGCGTCCTCCGATTCTTCCGATTGACACAAACGCCGTGAGGCGACAGAAGTAGTTTTTTTCTCATGGTCTGGCTGCAAGCCGAACCGGGGTATGCCGCAAGCGGTACCGGCGAGGAACTGCAGCCTTTCTTTTTGCCCTTGATTTCGCACAGCGAAAACACTATAATCAGACTATTCGGAATATACAGAACACACAGATATGGCAAAGCAACACATTCCCATCCATCGCCCGAAGACGCTGAAGGACTTCTCGGAGCTGAACCAGAAGCTCAACCGGCAGCACTTCGTTGCGCTCGACATTCTCAAATCCAACCTTACCAAATCAGTGGGTCTCGGCGCCAAAGACCCTTCCATTGCCAAGGCGAACGACATGGCCGAATGCGTTCGCGGCGGAATGTGGTCCAGCGGACCATTGGCGAAAGTGGCATGGTCTTTTGACGCGCGGGAAAACACCGTCGTACAAGTCAGCGGCAAGGACGGCAAACCAATGGGACTCGGGTACGTCAAGTGGGGGCCGGACAACAGCGTACCGTCCACCATACCTGTACTGGCGCAGTCAAGTCCCTATACCGCTGCGCCGTTGCGTTACATAGCAGACCTTACGGCAGGCCTCGGGCCGCGCCTCATGTACCGCTTCCCCGACGGCACGCTGTGCGAGTTCCGCGACGCCGGAGAGATACTGCTTCGCGCTAAGGAAGAGGAGGAGCAGCAGCAGAACTTAGAACTGGAAGACGATGCCAATCCGCTGGAATACCTTATCGAGAAGCCGCTGCAGAAGCAGCAGAAAGGGCCTGCAGCAAAAGCCTACGAGGAGTGGGAACGCACTTGGCTGGGATACGACGATACAGGCGCAGACGGAATTGTAAGCCACGTTCCGGGCGCCAAGGAGTTCCTCGAGGATAATAACCTCGACCTGCATCTCACGCAGTGCGAGCAGGATGACGTCATGCTCGACATCTATTTCCCGACCGTCGGCTTCCAGCGTGGAAGGGCGAAAGGGTGGAATCCACGCATTATCAGAATCGGAATGCTTCCAGCCCACAGCACCAGGCTCGAAATGATGAACGAATATCGCCACATCGACAACTGCTACTTCTCCGACCAGTGGCGCACACTCGGAGGCGGAAGCACCGGCGCTGTGCGGAACGGACAGCAGAACATTGTGATGTATCCGGCCTGCATGCCGCAACACCTGCTATCCGACCTTCGGTATATCGTGGAAAGCAACCAGCGGACGCGCATCAAGGACCGCCCGACGTGGGTGGTATGCCCGACCTTCTACCCCTCCGGACAGAAACCCTACTACCCGCAGCCGGCATGGTGGAGC